CAGGATATAGCTGATGTTTGGAATGCTCAACGTGATGCCCGTGCTAAAATTGTAGCCGCCTACAATGAAAAGCACAAGCAATTGAAATAATGGCAAAATTTTTTTCAGGTGCTGGAGGTGCGCTTATTAGTGGCGCACTTTCCGGCATCTCTAATTTATTTGGAGCACATTCTCAGAATCATTCTGTTGATAAACAGCTCGCGGCGGCGCGTGAAGAAGCTGAGAAAACACGTGAATGGCAAACGTCTGAACGTGAAGCACAAAATGATTGGAATTTTAAACTTTGGCAAGCTAATAATGAGTATAATGCTCCTGCTGCTGTTCAGGCTCGTTTAAAAGCTGCTGGTGTTAATCCTGATTTATATGTTACTGATGGTGCATTACAAGGTTCGTCTATTCAGGCACAAGGTGGTCATGCTCCTGCTGGCCCTGTTGCTGATACTTCCGCATGGAATCGTTACAAACCTATTGGAAGTGTTGCTTCGCAGGCTCTTGCGGACACTGCCTTAGCTGCACAGGTATCTAAAACAAGTGCTGAAATTGAAGGTCAAAAGCATACGAATGATATTCTTGCCTCTGATGCCTCGTTTCGTGATGCGTTTAATCAAGGTCAGCTTGATACTATTGAGAGTACTATTCTTGTTAATGGCAGTAAGATTAATCTTAATGATTCACAATCTTCTGAGGCTCGTAGCATGGTTGAACAAATCAATGCTACTATTGGCAAAATAAAGTCTGAAATTGATCTTTTGATTTCGAATGCTGCTGATGTTGATTCTCGTATTTGGGAACGACATGTTCGTGTTGCTTTGGATTCATTTATTGAGCATGGTAAACTTAAGGTTATGCAAGGTCAGTTAGGCGTTTCTAAGGACAATCTTAAGCTTGCTTTTCAGGAACTTGCCGGAAAGCTTCCTCTTATGAAGTCAGACGAGAAACGTAATCAAGCATTATCTTCTTTTTATGAAACTCTTGGCTTTAAGGTCAGCGCGGAATCGGATCGTCTTCGTTTCGATTTGCTTCAGGATATGAATTGGGATGATTTTGAACGTAGTATGAATCAGATTCATTCTATTTTGAACGATGTCGCATCATTTATACCTTTTGCAAATCCTCGTCCATCTAATTCAGGTAAACCTAAAAGTAAGTCGGAAAGTTCATCTACTCATCGTGGAGTAACTACTCGAAAGACTTCGTACGAATATTATGATTAGTTAACACTAAACTTTTGGTAAATATATAAAGAATGTCTATCTTTGTAGTGTTGAAAGAAACAAAATTATTAATCTTTTAATATTACAATTATGGACATTCTTTTACAATTTTTAAACATTAGAAAGCAAAAACAAGTGTTTGTTAAGGTAACTGATTTAGATTGCAATACTGTTTATCAGGCACTTAATTTTGGACGCATAGGTGATCGTATTATTTCTTTGATTGATTATCTTGATGACACATTTAACTCGTCATTTTTGTTTGTTGGCTTAGTAGATGCACAATATTGTAACCGTAAAACGATTATAGAACTGTCTTATTCCGACTTTTGTCGGATAACTTGTGGACTGGGTGAAACATCCAGCATTGTCTAACTTGATATATGTAGCACAACTGACACATTGCTCAGCTTGTGTAAAAGATCTGAATGAGGAGCGCCTTGCGCTCCCTTGCCCCAATTATCATTATAAGGCTACAGCCCTACGAAGTTTCCAACTTCGGTTTGCGTTCTTATCCATTCTGTCCCTTACTCTATCGCAAACATTAAAGCATATTTTTCCTTTTTTCTTTCGAGACGTGCAATAAAACAATGCGTAGGAAAAAATAGCGTTTGGCGTTCTGTGGTAAACTATGTTAAACAAAGCGTAGCGACTTTAACATAGTTTGGCTCAGGTTGATAAACGATATTTTAGCCTACACTTTATCTTTGCACATCTTGATCGATAAAAGGAAATTATGAAATTCGTGAGCGCGGGAGCGCGAACACCGCTCTGTCGTCTCGGACGACGCCGGAATGCATAGCGTAACGAAGTGAAGCATGTTAGGAACAACGTTTAAATTAAAATTAAAAATTAAAAGTTATGGCAAATATTCTTTGTGAAAAACCGAAATATATTTTAAATCCTGCATTTAAGGATGCAGTTTTACAAACCGGAAAATATGTTCAAGATGGAAATGCAATTTTTGTACCAGAAATGCAACTCGCTGCATGGCGTTGGAACTTTCCGTATGCCATGTTTTCGCCGAAAAACATTGATTTTCAAAACCTCGCGTCATGGCAAGACAGTTTTTATGCCGTTGACCGCGACGGTGACTTCGTACCTATGTTCTTGGCGATTCCATGCCGTAAATGTAGTCTTTGTCGAAAGAGAAATGCTCGTGAGTGGATGTTTCGTGCCGTTGCAGAAACACAGTCTTCCCGTTCCGTCCCCTATTTTATTACCCTTACTTACAATCCCGTACATCGCCCTGTAGATGGAGTGGATAAAAAACATGTACAAGATTTTCTTAAGCGTTTACGTCAAATTCTCGTTAGAGATCATGGTTATGATGAGAAAATTCGGTATTTTGCCGCCGCTGAATATGGTAGCCATACGAAATTGCCTCATTATCATCTTATTCTTTGGAATATGCCTATTCATATGTCTTCTATGGATGTGTATAAAGTTGTTCTTCAAGCTTGGTCTGAGCGAAAACGAGTTTATAATAAACTTACTCATCGCTTTGATTGGGATTATGTAGGAGAACTTGGATTTGTATATTGTAAGCCTTGTACCCAAGGCGGTATTCAGTATTGTATGAAATATATGCGTAAAGAAAGTGATGTTCCAAAAGGCTGCAAACCGACTTTTTATTTATCCTCTCGTCGTGGTGGCGGTCTTGGTTATAAATGGTGTCTTGACCATGTTTTGTGGTTTTATCAGAACCCTGATGTTTTGACTGTTGAGATTGTTGATAAGTTTACAGGTGAGCGTTTCACTTCGTATATACCTGCATATTTTCGACGAAAACTTTACCCGACCCCGTCTATGCTTGTTCGGAAGGAAATACGTGATACTATTCAACTTGTCGATTATTTTTTGTCGCTTCGTGCTTGTCTTTGGCAGATACATTTACATATGACTGATAAAGAGGTTAATGTTACTCGTAAATATCTTGCTGAAAAGTATCCTTTTTATAATTTTGATACTTGTGTAGAGCGTTTCCCGCGGTTTATTTTTGATAATGCTAAGAATTTTTATGCTATTCATCAAGAGGATAGTCTTATTGTTATGGAGCATATTTTGCAGCCTCTTTTAGCTATGCTCGATGTATATGAATTTGATTCTGAATATTACCATATGGTAACTGCAGCCAAACGTGAACATCGTGAGTTTATGAGTAAATATATGTCAACTCTGCCCGAGATTGATATAACTTATGTTAAATATATAACAGATAATGAGAATATTCTTGCTGTTTATAAAGAAACTTTGTAACTATGCCGTACATTTATGCTAAGATATATCCGAAGGTGTTGTTAAATTGCGAAAAGGACAAGATTCTTTATCGGACTTTTGAAACTCTCGATGAGTATATTTTATTTGTAAATTTTGAATTACCTGGACTTATGCGGGATGATTATCTCATAGTCCTGTCTAATAATTTTTGTTTCACTTAAAATTTTTTATGTTATGGTAAAATTAAATGTAGATTGCTGTTCAGTAACGGCGCAAGACAATGAACCTCGTGTGACTTTTACAGCTCGTAAGTTTCTTTCCGCAAAAGAAGAGACGCCTGTTTTGTGTGTTGTTCGTGAACACATTCCTCTCTCTGCTGCTATGCAATTAATCGTGACTGACCGTCAACTTCCGGACGGTATGTATGAACAATACTTTATTGAGCCGGAAAATGACTAAACGACAGATTTATAAAATTATTGAGCTCGCGGTTACTTTTATTTTAGGAGTAGCCGCGGCTATTCTTTTGGATAGCTGTACTGCTTCTATGTCCTTATTTTGGAAAAACCAGAATTCTTCTCAAGGCACGCAACAGTCTACTACTACACGTGTGGATACATTAAAAACTCCTGATATTAATGTCAATTTATAATTATGGCAAATATATTTCGTAAAAAAGCTGCATATATAGACCGTGTTAATCGTTCTACGTTTGACCTTTCTTTTGTGAATAACTTAACGATGAAATTTGGTGCTATTACTCCCGTATGTTTGCTTCCTGTTTCGTTCGGTGATTCGTTTCAGATAAACGCCCGTTTTAATTTGCAGTTGCTTCCGACCGTATTCCCGATACAGACCCAACTTTATGTACGGTTACATTTTGTTTATGTTCGTACTCGTACTCTTTGGGAAGATTGGATGACATTTTTTGGTGGCGATGAAACTGTTACTCCTCCTTGGATGGATGTTCTCGCCGATGGTAATACTCCTGATCGTAGGTCACAGTTTAATATTCCTGATGATTTACAAACAGGTTCTCTTGCTGATTATCTTGGTATACCGACTACTATTACAGGCTCTTATGGTCGTGAGTATGAATCTAATAAAGTGGCTTATGACCGTTTGGCCGGTGTTACCTTTTCTAGTAATATTAGTAGTACTCCTGCTATTTCGTCTCCTGTTTTTCCTGCTGTTCAGCTTGTTGGCTCTCCGGATGCTTCTATTGCTGATTTTTATGACCGTCAGGTAGAAAAGCCTTTGTCTCAGATTTTCGTACCAACCTCTTGGGCAGGCTCTTCTGTTGGTTATAAAAGCAATTACATTGGTGTTCCATATATTTGGAATCCTGATCAGATAGGAATCGATACTATTGAATTTCGTATTCCTATTAAATGGTTTTCAAATATTGATAGTCCGTTTTGGATAGGATTTTACGATAAAACTGGTGCGAAAGTCACTCAGTTTTCGTATTCGGATTTTTCTAGTCGTTCTATTCAAGGAACCTATTATGTTGTTTCTGCTCCTAAATCTGCTTTTTTAAACGTTACTCAATTAGTTTTTTGGGTTGATATTCGTAAGCTCAAAAGTGATTATGTTCGTACTGTACATGTAAATTCTTATACTACGGGTTCAGGTTCGAAGGCTGGAGAGCTTTATAGTATAGATGTTTTAGACAGTTTTTACTATACGGCTTCTACTTTTGAATGGACAAAGCCCGAAGCTGGCAATTGTCCTTTTTATGCTACTTCTGGCATGCCTGCTATTCCTTTATCTGCTTTGCCTTTCCGTGCGTATGAAGCTTATTACAATGCATTTGGTCGTGATATTCGTAATAACCCCTTTATTGTAGATGGTAAACCTGAATATAATAAGTATGTACCTTCTGTAAAAGGTGGACGTGATAGCTATAAGTATCAGTTACATTATGCTAATTGGGAACCTGATGCTTATACGACTGCTTTACAATCTCCTCAAAGTGGTATAGCTCCTCTTGTTGGTATTACTTCTTTAGGTGAGGCTACGTTTCGCGATGCTTCTGGAACTGAATATCATGCGCAGCTTGAAACAGCTGAAGACGGTGATACTGTTACTGGCTTTCAAATGAAATCTTCCAATGCCCCCGCTGAGGTTGTCCGTAACCTTATCGGTATGGCTACTTCTGGTATTTCTATTTCTGATTTCCGTAACGTTAATTCTCTTCAACGTTTCCTTGAGATTCGTATTCGTCAGTCTCCGCGTTATAAGGAGCTTGTTAAAGGTCTTTTTGATGTTAATTTGGATTACGATGAACTTATGATGCCCGAGTTCCTTGGTGGCATTTCTGATACTATTCCTGTATATAAGGTGACGCAGACTACACCTACCGAAGGTAATCCATTAGGTAGTTTTGCTGGTCAAGGTTCTTTACAATCTGGTATGCGTCATGTTATTCGTAAATATTGTCCGGAAGAGGGTTATATTCTTGGTGTTATGTCTGTTGTACCTGCTGCAAATTATTCGCAGTTGCTGCCGCCTCATTTCACCCGTATGAATCTTTTGGATTGGCATTTTCCGCAGTTTAATAACATAAGTTATCAGCCTATGTTATATAAGCACTTGTGTCCGTATCAGGCTTTCGTTGTTCAACCTGAAAATGTTAATAACGTATTCGGTTATCAACGTGCATATTGGGATTTGATTTCTTCATTTGATGAGGTACATGGTGAATTTCGTGGTTCTATGAGAAATTTTCTTATTAATCGCGTGTTTGATAAAGCTCCTGAATTGTCTAAGGATTTCTTGCTTGTAAATCCTGATCATGTCAATGATGTTTTTGCTATGACTTCGGAAAATGGTGATAAGATTTTGGGTTCTATTGCATTTGAGATAACTAAAAAGACGACTATACCTCGTAATTCTATACCTCATATTGAATAATTATGGAACAAGTTGTAATTCATGCATGGAACACTCACACGTGTACATGTACTCGGAAACCGGGCGAACTTCCTGTACGTGGTGACCTTGCGTACACTCCCGCCCAAATGTATGAAGCTGCTAAAGCTGGTGTGCCTATTTCTGCTCAAAACATTTCTCAACTTCCTGCGGATGATTTTAAAGATGAGGAATCTTGGATTGTTCCCGTTGAATATCGTCGCGGCCAGGATATAGCTGATGTTTGGAATGCTCAACGTGATGCCCGTGCTAAAATTGTAGCCGCCTACAATGAAAAGCACAA